TTCAAAGATTATTTAGGGACTTTTGATTCTAACGCTTTAACAATTGCAGCTAATGGTTCTCAAAAAATTAATGGGGATGCTTCTATAGATTTAGTAGTTGACACAGAAGGTGAGTCAATTACTTTAGTTTATGCAGATGACACTCAAGGTTGGCTAGTTGTTAATGATGGAAATAACGATGCAGGATCTCAAGCACGATATATAACAGCTACAGGTGGAACAATTACAACCGTTTGTACAAATTTTAAAGTTCACACATTTACCGGTCCTGGTACTTTTACAGTATGTTCTGTAGGTAACGCTGCAGGATCAAATACAGTAGATTATTTAGTAATAGCTGGCGGTGGTGGCGGTGGTTATTGTATGGGTGGTGGCGGAGGTGCTGGAGGTTTTAGAGAATCTTCTGGTACAGCGTCTGGTTCTTATTCAGCATCACCTTTAGGTGCCTGTGTTTCAGCATTACCTGTTTCAGCACAAGGTTATCCAATTGCAATCGGTGCTGGTGCAGGCGGAGGAACAAGTAATAATGATAAAGGATGTTCGGGAGCAGTTTCAACTTTTTCAACAATTACATCAGCTGGTGGTGGAGGTGGAGGGGCTAGACCAAATTCACCAGATAGTACTTTAGGTATTGCAGGTGGTTCAGGTGGTGGTAATGCAAATGATTCACCGCCAAGCAATACCAATCCAGCAGGAAATACTCCCCCTGTCAGTCCACCTCAAGGACAACCAGGTGGTTTTGGTAGAGGAAATACAGGAGTTAATAAAGCAGGTGGTGGTGGTGGAGCAACTGCAGCTGGAGGCGATGGTGGGCCAGGTGAAGTATCCGGTCCTGGCGGTGCAGGAGCAACAAGTTCAATTAATGCAACTCCAACAGGTAGAGCAGGTGGTGGGGCTGGAGGTATATATTCTGGTGGTGGACACAGTAAAGGAACAGCATCTGACGGTGGTGGAGTAGGTGGTCCAGGAGCACAAAATGGTACGGCCAATACAGGAGGAGGTGGCGGTGGTGCCGGTCACAGCTCTGATCCAGGAACACAAAATGGTGGAACTGGTGGTTCAGGAATAGTAATAATAAGGTATAAATTTCAGAATTAATTATGAGTGAAATAAAAGTAAATAAAATTAGTCCAAGAACAAATTGTGGTACAACACAGTTAGGAGATAGTGGTGACACTATTACAATTCCTGCTGGTGCAACAATTACAAACTCTGGGACTGCAAATGGTTTTGGTGCAGCAGGTGCTGTTAATTGGCAGACAACAATTAAAACAGGTGATTTCACGGCAGTATCTGGAGAAGGTTATTTTGTAAATACAAGTAGTGGTGCAGTAAGTGTAACACTACCATCATCACCTTCAGCAGGTGCTATTGTAGCTGTTTCAGATTATGCAAAAACTTTTGATACAAATACTTGCACATTATCAAGAAATGGCTCTAACATAGGTGGAGCAGCAGATGATGCACTTATTAGTACAGAAGGTATTACAATTACTTTAGTTTACGCAGATTCAACAAAAGGTTGGATTGTAACTGAATCAGGTTTACAATCAGAAGCACCAGGTGCTGAATTTATTGCAGCTACAGGAGGAACAGTAACTACAGTTTGTACAAATTTCAAAATTCATACTTTTACTAGTCCAGGAACTTTTCAAGTAACTAATGCAGGAAATGCAGGTGGTAGTAATAAAATTTCTTATTTGGTTGTAGCAGGTGGAGGTGGATCTGGACAATATTATGGTGGTGGAGGAGGTGGAGGAGGATTTAGAGAATCTAAAAGTCCTGATACTCCTTACACAGCTAGTCCATTAGATGAAACTAATGGATTATCAGTTTGTGCAACATCTTATCCAATATCAATTGGTGCTGGTGGAACTAATAGAGGTGGAGCTCAACCAGGTCTTGATGGTAGTAATTCAGTATTTTCAATTATAACATCTACAGGAGGTGGTTTCGGTGGTGGAAATAATCCAGGCGGAGCAACAGGTGGACCAGGAGGTTCTGGCGGAGGTGGAGGTGGTACTGCTGGTGGTGCTGGTGGTAATGGTAATACTCCCCCAACTAGTCCTCCTCAAGGACAAAATGGTGCAACAGTAGGCGGTACTATAGCTGGTGGCGGTGGTGGAGCAACAGGAGTTGGAGGAAACAATCCTGACAAAAGACAAGGAGGGGTTGGAGCAACAACAAGTATTACAAATTCACCTGTAGGATATGCAGGTGGAGGTGGAGGTGGACCTGAAAGTCCAACAGCTACTGCACCTTGTGGATCTGGAGGAGTAAATACACCAAGTCCAGTTAGTCCTGCTTCATTGAGATGCGGTCAAACTAACAGAGGTGGCGGTGGTGGAGCAGATGGTGGAAATGGAGGAAGTGGAATTGTAGTAATTAGATATAAATTCCAGTAGTTGAATGAACAAAAATTATAATATATAATAGGAGAAATATTATGGCACATTTTGCAAAACTAGGAGCTAACGGAAAAGTTATTCAAGTATTAACTATGGATAATGATAAGATGTTAAACGCTGATGGTGTTGAAGATGAATCAGTAGGTCAACAGTGGTTAGAAACACATAACAATTGGCCTGCACAAATGTGGATTCAAACATCTTACAATACACAAGGCAATCAACATAAAGATGGCGGAACACCTTTTAGAGGTAATTACGCAGGTATAGGTATGACTTGGGATGAAGATGATCAAATTTTTTGGCATAAAAAACCTTATCCATCTTGGGTAAAACATGTAGAATCAGCTTCTTGGAAATCACCTATCGGGGATGCTCCAGCATTATCTGCAGAAGAAACTTCACAAAATGAAGCTGGCACACATTCTTGGGCATACAATTGGAATGAAGAAAATCAAACTTGGGATTTGACAGACTCTGAAGCATAAATTAATAATTGAGGTGGTATGCAAAAAAGAGTATTATCTGAAGTAGCTTTATATCATGGTAATGTAGCAATGCCTCAAGATTGGGACATTGATAGAGATAAATTATCAGGCGACATTCTACAATCACAAATTCAAAACAAACGATTTCCATTCTCAAAAACTTGGGACATGTTAAATACTTATATGCGAGATCACGTTAATCTTGAGTATGGTTTTAATTTAATTAACAAAGACACGTGGGGAAATATCTATAAACCTGCGGAAACAACTATTCCTTTATTAAATATTGATCCAGTAGATTTACGTAACTCTCCAGACTTTACATTATTGTATGGTGTTAAAGTTAAAGATTGTATGGTTAAAATTTACTATGAAGATAACAGACGTAAGGGAAGAAGTTGGGACATAGAACTTACTAATAATAAATTTATTATGTTTCCATCAACGAATATGTATTATTTAAATAACAATCAAAAAGATAGTTTAAATTTTGTACAAACTATAACGTATGAATATATCTAATTATTATTGGTATTTTAGTGGTGTGCTTACACCTAGATTCTGTGACGAAGTAATAAAATATGCTAACGCACAAAAAGAAACAATGGCAATAACTGGTGGTTATGGAAGAGACAGAGATCTTAATAAAAAACCATTGAACAAGGAAGAAGTGAAAAATCTTAAAAAAAAAAGAAACTCTGATTTAGTTTGGTTAAATGATACTTGGATATATAAAGAATTACACCCATATGTTCACGAAGCAAATAGACAAGCTGGGTGGAATTTTGATTGGGAAAGAAGTGAGCCTTGTCAGTTTACCAAATACAAACACAACCAATATTATGATTGGCACTGCGATAGTTGGGATAAACCTTATGAAAAAAAAAACAAAGATGATCCTGACAATGGTAAAATTAGAAAGCTATCTATGACTTGCCAATTAACAGATGGTTCAGAATACACAGGTGGTGAATTAGAATTTGATTTTAGAAATTACGATCCACATATGAGAGATGAAAGTAAACATTTAAGAAGAGCAAAAGAAATTTTACCAAAAGGATCTATTATTGTATTTCCTTCTTTTGTTTGGCATAGAGTTAAACCAGTAACATCAGGCACAAGATACAGTCTTGTTGTCTGGCATTTAGGAAAGCCATTTAGATAATGTATATAAATAATTATTTTAACACGACCATTTGGTCAGAATACAAACCAGAATTTGTAAAATCTTTAAATAAAGCATCTAATAAATATATTAAAGATGCAAAAAACAGAGAAAAAAAATTAATTAAAGAACACGGTGATTTTGGAAGATCTTATCACTCAACACCATTAACAGTTGATAATGACTTTTTAGATTTTAGAAATTACATTGGTCAAAAGTCTTGGGAATATTTAGATCATCAAGGTTTTGATATGAGTTTATACACAACCATGTTTAGTGAATTGTGGGTACAAGAGTTTGCTAAAAAAGGTGGTGGACATCACAATGCACATATACATTGGAATCAACATGTATCAGGATTTTATTTTCTAAAGTCTAGTGAAAAAACTTCTTATCCTATATTTCATGAACCAAGAACAGGTGCTCGTGCTACTAAATTAAAAATGAAACCAAATCAAAAAGGTATATGGGGCGGAACTGAACTTGTACATTTCAGACCTAAACCAGGCACATTAATTATTTTTCCAGGATTTTTAGAACACGAGTTTAGTGTAGACTTTGGTATTGAACCATTTAGATTTATACATTGGAATATACAAGCAGTGCCAAAAGAGATGGCTAAAGATGTTTAAGAAGAAAAAATATACAGTCATTCGTCAAGCAATATCAAAAGACCTAGCAGCTTTTGTTGCAAACTATTTTTTAATGCAAAAACAAGTTTATGATACTTGTAGAGAGCGTAGATACTTTTCACCATTTGAAACTATCATTGGATATTATGAAGGAGAGGATGAACAAATTCCAAACACATATTCTCAATACTCTAATATGGCTATGGAAACATTGTTATTAAAATGTTTACCAAATATGGAAAAAGCAACAGGTCTTAAATTATATCCTGCATATACGTATGCTAGAATATATAAAAAAGGTGATGAACTTAAAAGACACAAAGACAGATTTAGTTGTGAGATATCTACGACTATGAATCTTGGTGGTGATGATTGGCCAATATATTTAGAGCCATCAGGAGAGGTAGGGAAGAAAGGTATTAAAGTAGATCTAAAACCAGGAGATATGCTGGTTTATTCTG